GTTGTCGCCAGTAGCAGAGCTTGCTGATTTGTAACCAGTAGCAGAGCTTGCTGATTTGTAGCCAGTAGCAGAGCTTGCTGAGTTGTCGCCAGTAGCAGAGCTTGCTGATTTGTAGCCAGTAGCAGAGCTTGCTGATTTGTAACCAGTAGCAGAGCTTGCTGAGTTGTAGCCAGTAGCAGAGCTTGCTGAGTTGTCGCCAGTAGCAGAGCTTGCTGAGTTGTAGCCAGTAGCAGAGCTTGCTGAGTTGTCGCCAGTAGCAGAGCTTGCTGAGTTGTCGCCAGTAGCAGAGCTTGCTGAGTTGTCGCCAGTAGCAGAGCTTGCTGAGTTGTAGCCAGTAGCAGAGCTTGCTGAGTTGTCGCCAGTAGCAGAGCTTGCTGAGTTGTCGCCAGTAGCAGAGCTTGCTGAGTTGTCGCCAGTAGCAGAGCTTGCTGAGTTGTAGCCAGTAGCAGAGCTTGCTGAGTTGTCGCCAGTAGCAGAGCTTGCTGAGTTGTCGCCAGTAGCAGAGCTTGCTGATTTGTAACCAGTAGCAACAGCCTGACCATGGTCTTTATCCGTAAAAGCAGGTGAATCTTCTTTAATTGGTTCGCAGCGAGAAGTTGTATATTCAATTGCTGCTTTAACTAGAAAAGGAATATCTACTTCTGCTTTGATTGTGATTGATTTGCTTGCAACCTTTGTATCATCATCACCTCGACTTAGATCGCCTGATTGTTCAACTACTGCAAAGCGGTTTAATTCACCTGGTGCATAATATCCAAATACATCCAAAGGATATTCGCACGCATGAAAGCCAGAACCACACGCTTTGACTTTTCCTTTATGCTTAAAAGTCTTGCCAATTTCGTACTGGAAGCCACGGCATTGAAGGTTCTTGTCGAAACCTTTGTAGCTAGTGATTGTTTCAACTGCTTTGTTTGCTGCTTCATTCTTCTTAGATTTAGTCATGATAAATTCCTATTCTGCAAATACTGTTTTAGCTATTTCTGGAATGTGCTGTTACGTCTTAAAGTGCGTACGGCATCACGCCTTTAAATGATTTTCAAATTCTTTATAAAGTTGGGTAGCTGCTTTATTCATTTTTCCGTCATACATGATGTGTACGTTTCTAGGAAAAAGTTTGCTGACTGTGGCGCAATAAAACTCCATACGCCCACATGGTCTAACAATTCCGCGATACCCAATCTTTGTAAGCCACAATAAAAACGCCTTAAAAAGAACCTCCCTAGAGAGGTCGGCGTAATTAACGCCGTCCGTCATTTTTAAAACCTTCTGTAAGTGTTTTAGAGATGGCTGCATTCGCTGGAGCTAAATGATTTGTGTTGATTGCTTGCGTCTCTGGGACAACCTCAAGGTGCGTAATATTATTTTTCAGCTCATCAAGTTGGTATTGACCACCAGTTAATTGAGCAAGCTCACCGTTGTGATAATCCTGAGACAGATCTGCGTGTGTTTTGGCAATATCAATCAAGCGAAAGGTTTTATCAAAAGCAAACTTACTTAAGTTATGGTCCTTAAGTTTTTCAACAAGACTTAGCTCAATTGCAGAGAGAAGGGCGTTTATATCACCCATATCATTTTTAGCTTCGCTACGTGCTGTAACAAGATCATCCACAGTCACGCTTTTGTTTTCTGGAAAAAGTTGTGAACTAGTACGCATGATTATTCCCCATTACCATCTAATTGTTTTTGAATACGCATTTCCTCATCTTCCCAGTAGTTAGATCGAAGTGTCATTGTGTACTCAAGAATTCCAGTGAATTGCTCTAAGCTGTGAAAGTAAGCCTCGTGCATACCATGTTTAGCCGCTTCTTCCTTTAAGGCCTTTACTTTTTCCTTGATTTCGTGAAGGGTATATAAAGTCCAATCAAGATCATTTTTTGCTAAGCAAACAGCATCAAAATAATCCGTTAAATCAACTTTTAGTTGACTAAGATTTGTAATTTGGTTCATAATTCAACCCGTAAAAATACACTTGTAAATAACTCTCAAGCTTTGGTAGGGGAGAGAGAAATTTACTAATTAAGATTAGCTCCACATGTTGGGGCTTTTCGTGTTTTCCATAATGGAATAACTGAATATTAGCATCCCTATATTTTAGGTCAATAGGTATCCTAATATTTTTTTATAATTATTCAAATAATTTTTACAAGACAAATAAAAACCCGCATGAAAGCGGGCTTTTGTATTTCTGAGTTTTACCAGACTTCTATTCTGTCAATTTTCCATATCCACCCAATAACTCTAAAACCTTGAGCAATAATCTGTTCTTTAGTGAGTCGCTCTTCACCATATTCTTCTTTATTGTCACTTACAATCCTTACTCCACCATCTGGTAGGTTGTAAAGGCGCTTGCATCTGAATAAGCCGCCATGCTCAATAGCAAATACTTTTCCGTCTTTTATATAGTTTCTATTTTCATCAACGAAAACGATATCGCCGTCATTAATTGTTGGTTTCATTGAGTCATCCTCAGCAAGTGCTGAAAAAGCTTTATCTCTATAAACCCCTAATTTATCAACAAGTTGTCTTGGTACTCTCAAAACACTTTTATCCTGTTCACGTACTTCTGCAATAGTTCCATTCCCACAGGCAAGACGCAAATTTTTATAAAAAGCAATTTCTACTTCATCAAGATTTAAAGGTGTTTCTTCATCCCAAGTATCAACCGGGATCAATAATCTGGATAAAGTTTCTTGTTTTGAGTCTTTTTTTCCTGTCTGGAGCCAAAAAGCATCTACATCTAATGCTTTAGCAATAGCTGGAAGGTGAGTTGATGAATTCATTAGCCCGGACTCAAGTTGACTAATGGTTGCCTGACTTACTCCAGCTTTGATAGACAAATCCTTTTGAGTCATATGCGCATTTTTACGAGCTAATTTTAATCGATCTTTGAGTTCCATTTGTGGCTCTCCAGCAATTTCGATGCATTTTATTAGTGTTCTAATTATTTTTCAACTGCATTTAGTCTTGCTAAAATATTTGGATACTAATATTATTCAATTGATCCTAATAAATTGAGTTAGAAACATGGAGAAAAATATTTTCCAGCAACTTGCTGATCACTTCGGCTCACAAGATGCTGCCGGAAAGGCTATTGGAGTTACTCAATGCACTATGAGCGGGTACATCAATGGGCGTTGGGGAATGTCGGAAACGGTAGCCATGAGGGCACAAAGGGTGACTAAGGGCAAGTTTAAGGCTTCTGACTTATGCCCTTCATTAAAAGAGTTTGATGAGGAAGATGCATCAAGCCCAAATTAAAAAAACCGCCATCTGCTGGAACAGATAGCGGTTTGAATATCGTATTTGGAGCAAACCAAAATGAATGAACAAATCTTAGCACAAAATTCAGACTGTGCAAGCCCATATGATGATGAGGATCAAGTCCTTACTCAATGGCAAATTGATCATGACGCATATGCAGACTCAATAGCTGAGTACAAGGAATCTCGCAAAGAACTTGAAAAGGCTTTGGGCGTTCAAAAAGATTTCAACAAAACTTCCCATCCAATTGGGGAGGTTATAGCGGACCTGCAAAAACATGCTCACCTATATGCACTTTTGAATCGATTTGAGAGCGCTGTAATCAACCGTCTAAGAGCAAAGGATAAGTTGTAATGCACTACTACGAGCGAAATATTGGTGATTATTACCGCAAGGCTGGAAGATTAAACATTTTGCAGCATGGGGTTTATAACTTGCTCATGGATGCCTGTTACGACCGTGAATCGTTCCCAACGCTTGAAGAGGCTATTGAATGGGTATGGGCGGAAACTGAGGAAGAAATTGACGCTGTTAAATTTGTACTTAAGAAGTTTTTCAAATTAAATGAGGACGGGGTTTATATTCAAAACCACATTAAAGAAGAGCTTGAAAAGTATAGAGCCTTCCTTGCTAAACAAGCAGAGAATGGCAAAAAAGGTGGTCGCCCAAAGAAAAACCCAAAAAATGATTCTGGTAATAATGGGAATGTTTTTGATAATTCTGGCTTTAAAAATGAAAGCCAAGACAACCCAAATGAAAGCGAATTAAACCCAGAAAAACCCAAAGAAACCCAAATAAAGCCTAAACCATCTAACCATCTAACCATCTAACCAACGAACCATCTAACCAAGAAAATAATATATGTCCGCCTAACGGCGAACCTGTGCCTGCTGAAAAACCTAAAGAGAATTTCAAAAATGAGATTCAAGAGGTTTTTGAGTTTTGGAAAGTGACGTTTAACAAGAATAATCGAACCATTCTTGATAACCAGCGCAAATCCAAAATTCAAGCAAGGCTCAAAGAGGGTTACACGGTTGAAGATATCAAGACCGCTATTGTTGGGTGCTCTAAATCTCAATTCCATATTGAGGGCAATCATACTGATCTAACGCTAATTTGCCGCGATGCAACCAAGCTTGATCACTTTCTTGCCATGTCTAATCCAGCACAGGTTGCTATCCAGCCTCAAATTGAGGATGTGCAGACCATTCCTGCTCAATACAAGGTAATTGAGGGGGATTGGTAATGTCATTTAATTCAAATATTCATGATGTGAACATGGAGCAATGTGTTCTTGCGGCTTTAATGACTACATCCTTGTCACTTGAGTCTATTGGTCAGGAGTTGGATGCAGAATGTTTTTACTCAGATCGTCATCAACAAATATACAAGGCAATCGTAGAGCTTTCTGAAAGCAACCATCCTTACGATGTGGTTATGGTTAGTAACTACTTAAAGGGCAAAAATGTTTTGCATTTGATGGGTGGTGAGGATTATTTGATTCAGCTTATGCAGGATGCGCCAAGTAGTTTTTACAATGCTGAAAGTTATGTAACTCAATTAAAAAAACTCAAGACGCACCGAAAAATTGAGCAAATTGGTTTTCGCATTGCCGCAATGGCTAAAGACACTACAGTGCCAGACGCATTCATTGAAGCTGAAAATCTTTTGAGTCAAATCGATAAAACAGAAGATGGCGATATGGGCGCAAGCTTTGGTGATGCATTGACTAGCGCATTGGCGCAAATGATAGAGAAATCAGAGAAGAAAACTAAGAATCAATTATCTGGAGTTAGATTCAATCTTGTAACGCTCGATAAGATGCTTGGCACAGTACAAAACGGTCATTTTTGTGTTGTTGGAGGTCGTCCTGGTTCTGGTAAATCAACTCTGGCACAAATGATGGCAATTGATACTGCTATGGTTAAAAAGGAGGGGGTTCTTTTTATATCAGCAGAAATGGACAAAGAAACACTCTCAAACAGAATGTTTAGTTCACTTAGTTCTATTCCATATGACAACTTGCACAATGCAACACTTTATGACGGATTACTAAAGGAATATGCAAGGTATCGAGAGGTTTACAGCGGTCTACCAATTTGGATCGAACCAAAGCAGAAACCAAGCATAAGTGAGGTTAGAGCCTACGCGAGAAGAGCAAAGCGCCGTTTTGCCAAGGCAGGCATAAAGCTTGGTTGCATCATTGTTGACTATCTACAGCTCGTAAGAGATCCAAGCAAGAAAGATCGTTTTCAGGAAGTTGGCTCTATTAGTCGTGAACTTAAATCTATGGCTAAGGAGTTTGAATGTCCAGTTGTTGCGTTGGTTCAATTAAATCGCGAGTCAGAGAAAGGCAAAAAGCCTAAAGCATCCGATATTAAAGAGTCGGGACAAATAGAACAGGATGCAGACCAGATCATCCTTGTTAATCCATTAACTGATGATAAGACACTTCAACCTCTCGGGGTTACAGAATTAATTATTGCCAAAAACCGACATGGGAAAAGGGGGACAGTCCGAGTTCAAGAGCATTTAGACATGTGTAGATTTAAAGCCATTCAGGAGCTAGAAGAATGAAAACATTCCTAATCATTATGACCGTTATCTGTATTGCTACTTTTATGGGACTGGTTGTAGCTGCAATAGCTGCAAAGCTGCACCAGTTTTCAGGAAGTCTAGCTAAATTTCGTTTTTCTTTGGCTTTCATGGATATCACTTTTTTCTTTTTATGTATATCGGCTCTGGCTGTATTTGATGGGGGTAAGTATCAAGCGTTCTCACATCTAACCCAATTCTTGTTGGCTTTATACCTAATTTTTTACCGTTCTAATAAGTGGGAGTGCAGCCAATGAAACCAGGACAGTTTATTCGTGAGTTCGGCGAAAAGAAGGCGAGAGAGGTTGTTGAAGTCGCAATAGATGGTTCTACTCATGTCATCTATGAGCAAGCGGACGGGCTCATTAATCTGAAAGAACTCAAACGTCTGGTGGAGTCTTTGGATTTGATTGAGGAACTCGGTGGAATGAAGGTGATAAAGAAACATTTGAGGGGTGGTGGCGTATTGGGTGGAAGGGTTGTTATTGCTGTCAAAGACCACGAATCAATATACGGAGAAGAATAATGGGTACTAAGCTAATTGAAAAAGTATTAAGCAAAAAGGGTTATGAACTTCTAGACCTTAAATTATTGCGCGGGAATGCTTTTTGTGAAACGGAATGGCTGTTCTTAGTTCCTGCTGAGCAACGTCAAAAGATTATTGAATTAGGTTCTGATTTTTTCTGTCAACAAGATTTCTCGGATGGTTATTTGGGTGGCAATTCTGATTACATCGAAGAGTGTCTAGAAATGCTGCCTGATTTAAAAGGAGCCAGCCATGAGTGAGTTTAAAGTCGGGGATAAAATTGTATATCACAGTCTTCCGCATCAAAGGTTGTTTTATGTGAAAGCCAGTTTGAGCGATTCGATTGTAGTGCGTGAATGTTTGGACGAGGCGGGGGCGAAGTGCTTTAGTGAGTTCCCTCCATATACTGATATTCGCCATGCAACACCGCAAGAAATCACAGCAGGCCACCGCATTGACTGCTGTGAAATCCTAGACAAGCCAGAAAACCACATCAGCCCGCTGTGTAAATCAAAGGATGTTGAGAAGGATAAACCAATGACATTTAACGAATGGTTAGGCACTCAAGGCAATTTGGCTTTGGTCCATGCCAATTGCTGTCGCATTGCCTATGAGGCTGGTCAGCAATCAATGCAAGCGAAAGTGGAGGAGCTGGAAGGTAAACTTAAACAGGCTTATGAAGATGTAGATACGTTTGCAGAAGCGCGTGAACGTGAGTGTGGTTTTAAAGCTCAGTTGGCAAAGGATAGGGCAGAGCTGCAAAAGCGGGTGGATGCAGTAATTATCGAAATTGAAAATATGTATTTATCAGGTGCCATTGGTTTTGACACGGTTAAGAAGTTAGAGCAAGCGCTCAAGGGTGGTGAGGCATGAATGAAAAATGGACCTACAAAGAGATGATGGCCCTGCGTTGTGCATATAACCATGGTGTAAGAACTCCAGAAACACGAGCGGCAGCTTGCCTGTATGTGAAGTTGGGTAGAAATAAATTATTAGATCAATTCAAGAAAGAAAGTGAAGCAAAAGGCAAGGTGGAATGATGAATAATAAACCGCATGTATTGCAAGCTTGTAACTGGAAGAAGTACACCATTGAGAATTGGTTAGAGCAATTTGGGGCATGGATTAATGAAGATAACGCTGAAACTTATTTGGGTACACGTAACACCTTAACTTACTTGATTGATTCTGTAGAGGGCGTAAAGCGTGATGCAAGAAAGCGCTCATTGCCACAGTGCAAAATCTCTACTGATGAGGCGAGAGCTGTAAGTGGATTATTGCGTGATTTACGAATGAACCCAAACCCTACATTACAAGAATGGCTAGATTTTGTAGTTTTGTATTACGTGCATGGGTTGAGTGAGGAAACTATTGCTGACATTAGCAAATGCTCACGTAACGCCGTTAGACAAGATTTGAAGTGTGGAATTGCCTACATTGTTGGACAGCGTAATACATTGCGGAGCAAATTAACCGAAAAACAGGCCAAAGTAAGAAAACCAAAGAAAACCCTTGACTTGGCGCCAATAGTTCTTTAAATTCGTGATAAGTGGTACGAAGTATAAGTAAGTGTCACTGATCTTAAAGAAGCTCGCCGAATGGTGGGCTTTAATTTTATTGGTGTTTTGATGGATGAACTAGTTACAGCGGCAGCCACTATTCATGCAGCACAAATACAAGCATATTATGCTTTATGGGCTGCGGTTATTGGAGCAATAGGGATTATATTTGCTGCCTGGTATGCTTGGCAAAGTGGTATGAAGCTTCAGCAACACAATAATATTATAGAGGCAAAAAGAGAGGTTTATTTGGATGCAATTACGAAGTATCAGCAACTTGCAAATGACTTAAAGTTAATTACATATGCTCCAGACAAGTTTCATGAGGTTTATTTAAGCAATAAAAAGGATTTTTTAATTTCAATAAATAAAGTTCAGTTAATTTGTGATAAGGCCAACGCGTATGTTGTATTAGATTTTAAAAATAATGTTGATACTAAAATCATTGAGCTATATGGATTCTTTGAAGTATTTTTAGAATCATACTATTCTTTAATTGGATTTAAAGAAAAACTTGAGTTAGCAAACAAAGATCTAAATAATTTTCTCACAGAAAACCCAAAGCTAGCTCAAGGGAGAGTCCTTCACACAGGAATCCAATTATCTGCTACAAAAATACAAAATGAACTTGCAGAGAGTCGAAAAGAGTACGAGGCTGCAAAGATTGGTTATGACTTTAACCTAATGCAAATTAATGAAAAAATACAGAATTTTGAAGCAGATCTTATTAACAAATACAACAACTTTTGCAATATATTAAGAGCTGAATTAAAAATCGTTAACTAAAATAGTATGTGTATTTAGTTGCTTCATGCTTAAAGCCTATCAACTAATGAGTTTTTTGTTTTTAACCCCACTCGCTTAGGACGCTTTGCGAGTTTACTTGCCGAACGGATTACGGCGCATGAAGCCCTGCCAAATACTAGTTATTGGCGGGGCTTTTATTTTTTACAGGATTCTAAAAATGAGCATCGATATCAAACAAGAGAAGTATTTCAACTTGGAAGTTGAAGTAGAAGAAAGCACAGTAATTATTTATCAAAAAGATTCAGACATTGTTATTAGTAAAGATGCGGCCAAAGAGTTGCTTGAAATATTAAAAGGCTTTGTTGGGTAGCACTTATTTTTGGTGAGTTTATGAAAGCTAAAAAACTTTTAGAAAAGCTTGGTGCTAAGGGGATCGCAAAGATTCTTGAGAACGCACACCAAGAAGCTGTTTATTTTGTGGATGAATGGAACGAGCACTTTAAGGCACATGGATTTTATACAAATAAGTGTATTGTCGGTGTTCACAATCCACATTCACACTACAAATTGTCAGAATTAAAACAGGCATTGGGTGGTGAACATGGATACAAACGAAGCTAAGAAAAATCTTAATAAATACTCAGAAGAATTAAGTCGCTATCAGAACTTATCTCGCACCGGGTTGAGCTATGAAGAGATGCGTACAATAGATGGCATCATTATTCGATTAAAAACCAAGATTGATAATTTACGGTCAGTGCTAAATGCGTGACTCCAAACGATTAGCGCAAGTTCGCAAACTGCCATGTATGAGATGTGGTGCACCAGCACCAAGCCAAGCCGCACACTCCAATTCAAGCAAAGACGGTAAAGGCAGATCTATTAAAGCTTGCGACTCAAAAACAGTTTCACTGTGTTTTTCCTGCCATCATTTATTTGATACCTACCAGCTGGGGAGCAGACAGGAAAGCAAAGAACTATTTAATAAATGGCTTAAGCGAACCAACGCGATGCTTGAGTCAGATAAAGAATTATTTTGAATTATAAATAACCCAAATAAACCCATTAAAAGCGGTGGGTTAAGGTATAGGTGGGAATATGGTGCCAGCAACATTCCCAATCAATAGTTATTCGGGAATTGTTCAGGTAATTAACTATCTGAACAATAACCACTCCAAAGCAGCCGCAGAAGGCAAACCTTTAGTCGTTAGAATCAATCAGAAAGAAGACGATAGAAGCGCCGCACAAAACCGGCTTTACTGGGCTTGGCTTGAGCAGATCAAGCAAAAGACCGGTAACTCAAAGGATGACCTTCATTTACTTTTTAAGAAAAAGTTTCTTGCCAGGATCTATGTTGAAGGTCGGCAAGAGACTGCAGAAAAGTACATGGCTTTGCAGAACTTTAAAGATGTTATTCAAGCATTCGATGGACCTAAGCGCCGTCAACTTGAAAAGGATTACCAAGTTTTGGTCAATACCTTCATTAAAGACCACCTGCAAAGCAAGAAGGCCACCATTAAAGAATTCACCAAATATCTGGATAAGATCAACATCTATGCACATAGAGACTTGGGCGTGATGTTGATTATCCCGGATGACCTTAAGTGGTGTTATCAAAATGAGCAATGATTCAAATTTGCAAGACGTGGTGCTTAAGCTGATAGAGCAAAACAATAAGCTGATTGAACAGAATAGCTTGATCGTCCAAATCAATGCAGAACAATCTGCTCAGTTATCCGAAGTTCTATTAATGCTTGAAGATAGTGAACCAGCACAACGGTCAGGATCACTAGATGGGTGATGTTATGAATTTCGATATAGAGCAAATCAAACCTGAAACGAAATATCTAATCGCTAAATACGATTCAAGAAGTTTTGTTTCATCACATCAACAAGAATGTTTTCACAAAGAATTAAAGGCTATAGCAAAGCAAACAGGTTTAAGCATTGCTGCTATAGATAAATCAGTAACCCTTGAGCAGCTTAGTGATGAGGACTTGGCGAAGCTGGGGCTTAAGAGGATTAATAACGATGCCTAGAATAGCAAGCATTATTCCACCAGAGAGCAAGGGAACCGCCACTCTTTCCACTGGTACAAAAGTTTTACTTGATAATGGCGAATATCTCCAACATGTAAACAAAATAACTTTAGTGGCGGAGCCGGGGCAGCCGTGGAAGGCAATCATTGAGGTGCATCCAACCAATCAAGAGCAAATAGATGCACTGTTAACTGATCTTGAAGTGGTTAAACGCAATGAGGCTTTTAATCGGTTGCAGGAAATACAAGAGGAAATGCAACACCTTCAGGATGAAAAACTATTTCTTGAGCATAAGTATCTTTCAGGGGTTACTGGTGTTTCTATTGATGGTGTTAAGGATGTACCCAAAGAAGGTACGTGGTTATTAAAAGAAGATGAAAAGATTTTATCTCTACCTAACATCATAGATGCCAAACAACTCTTAAAGAATTTTTCTTTACATGGCTCGTGTTGTGCCACACCAGATTTAAAAGGTAATGACAAATGTCCAGACCGTGCCGTGAATTCGGATGCACCAATTTAGTTAAGTCTGCCAGTCAGAAAGGCTATTGTGATGATCATGCCCATAAGCGAAGTGGCTGGGGGAAGCGACAGGATAGAACTGGATCAACCACTGAGCGTGGTTATGGTCATGCATGGCGTAAGTTGCGTGAAAGTATTTTAGAGCGTGATGGTTATATATGCGTGCAATGCCGCGCCGTTGGTCGTGTATCACCAGCAACAGACGTTGACCATATCAAAGCTAAAGCGTTTGGCGGTAATGATGACCCAGACAATCTACAAAGCCTCTGTAGTCCTTGTCATAGAGAGAAGACAGCAAAGGAGAGTGGCTAATGGATCCTTTGGGTATCATTATTCATTTGATGTTGGTTGTTGTAATCCTTTATGCCGTATTTGCGCTGGGATACTTTTTACGAACTGAATGTAAGTTCTTTAGAAAATTACCTCCTTTGGGAGGTTTTTTATTGCCACCAGTAAAGGTAAATAAAATGACTTCAAAACTTATTCATGTGCATGATGTTGATAAAGGTTCTGACATTTACTTTGATCCAATTGGGGTTGAAGGCGCTCTAATTGAATGGACGGGAAAGAAGGACTATAGCCAATACATTTATAGCGTGAAGCTTTACATGAGAAGCGGGAACATAATCAGTTGTGTTGTTAATGAAGATGGTAAGAAGAAGATTCTTGAGCATGTTCATTGATGCACAAAAATTGTGCAGAAACCGCCGTGATGGGGAGGGTGGGGTAAAAGTTCAGGGCTTTTGCCAAAATGACCGCCCCCCTAGTCACATTTTTACGCACGCGAAATTAAAAATTTAAAGGGTTGACAAAATGGGTGGAATTGCGTCCGTGCCGGGGCGGGGTAGAAAGCCCAAGCCAGTCGAAACAAAACGAGCATCCGGCAACGTTGGAAAGCGGCCATTAAACAACAATGCGCCTGAATTTACAGAAGTCACAAATATTGATGTTCCCTCTTATATGGAAAATTTAGAGTTCGCATCAATGATCTGGAAATCTATTGTTCCCGAACTCCTTAAAAACAAAGTCCTCCGCATAACAGACATGCATAACGTAGAGGGTTTTTGTTTGGCTTATGAAAACTGGAGAAAGTCACAGCGCGAAGTTCAATGTCACGGAATAGTTGTTGAGGGTGCGCAAGGTGGGCCAGTTAAAAACCCCGCACTTACAGCAGCAAATGAAGCAGCCAGACAAATGACTATGTTTGGCGCTTTGCTTGGGCTAGATCCTGCATCCCGGAACAGAATTACCGGAATCGGGCAAAAGAAAAAAGGCAATGCATTTGCAGGAGTCTTAGAAATGTGAGGATTTGAATGGCTGCTACATACCCCAATGTTGACGCTGCCAACAGATGGGCTAAGGCAGTTATTGCTGGAAAAATCCCTGCATGTAAGTGGGTAAAATTAGCCTGTCAACGTCACCTAGATGATTTAAAAAAATCAAAAAAACGTGATTTTCCTTATAAATTTGAGCCTAGACTTGCTGAAAAAAAGATACTTTTTGTCGAACTATTACCTCACACAAAAGGTGAGTGGGCTTTAAAAAGACTAAAAATTTCTTTAGAGGATTGGCAAAAATTCGGTCTGGCAGTCACATTCGGATGGGTCAGAAAAAAAGACGGTTATCGCCGCTTTCGTGAAAGCTATTGGGAAATACCTCGTAAGAATGGCAAATCAGCCATTGCTGCTGGTGTGGCGCTCAATATGTTTTGCAATGATGGTGAGTTCGGATCGGAAGTGTATTCTGGAGCCACAACTGAGAAACAGGCGTGGGAAGTATTTAAGCCAGCAAGATTGATGGCGAGCAGATCTCCAGACTTACTAGAGGCTACAGGTATTGTTGTAAATGCTGCTAGCCTTGAGATCCCTACAGATGGCTCCATTTTTGAGCCATTAATTGGTGATCCTCCTGATGGTCAGTCCCCACATTGTGCAATTGTTGATGAATACCATGAGCATATTGACTCACGTCTCTATGACACCATGCAAACTGGTATGGGGGCACGTAGGCAGCCTCTAATTTTCACTATCACTACTGCTGGATTTAACATTGAAGGCCCATGCTATGACTTGCGTGAGCGAGTTATACAGATGCTTTCTGGTGTTATTGAGGATGACGAGTTATTCGGCTGGATTTGGACCATTGATGAGGATGACGATTGGACAGATCCCAAAGTATTGCAGAAAGCTAACCCAAATTATGATGTTTCTGTATATGGCGATTACTTGGAGTCTCAGCAAAAAAAGGCAGTTCAACATCCTTCTCGTCAAAATACATTTAAAACAAAGCATCTAAATGTATGGGTATCTGCAAGAACTGCATTTTTTAATATTGAGAAATGGAAAGCTTGTGAAAACAAGGATCTTGATATTGAGCAATTTAAAGCGGTTCCATGTTTAATTAGTGCCGACTTGGCTTCAAAAATCGACTTGGCTGCAGCGGTGAATTTATTTTATCGCCGTGAAAGTGACGGGAAAATTCATTACTACTGTGTTGCTCCAAAATTTTATATTCCCGAAGACACAATTTTTAATGGTGAAGAAAAGCAGGTTATCAAGCTTTATCAGAAATGGCACAACATGGGCCTAATTGATGCGCATGATACTGCTGAAAATGACCTTAATAAGATTGCAGACGATATTACTGACATGGCCCAGCATGTGGCTTTGACTGAGGTCCCATTGGATGAATGGGGTGGATTTCAAATCGTTAGTAAGATTGAGGAAAAGGGATACACAGCAGTCAAGATTCCAAAGACAACTAAGTCATTCTCTCCAGCGATGCGAGAGTTAGAGGCGGCTATTGCTGCAAAGCGTTTTCACCACGATGGAAACCCAATTCTAACTTGGATGATTAGTAATGTTGTTGCCAAGCCTGATGCTAATGACAACGTTTTTCCGCGTAAACCAAACAACTCCAAAAAGATTGATGGGGCAATTGCTCTGTTAATGGGAATTAATCGCGCCATGTTCTTAGCTGGCGAGGCAGATCCAAACGACTTTTATGATGATCCAATTATGGTGGGTGTATGAATAAGGAACCAAACCGCTTAGCCAGAGCGGCTAAGGCGGCTTTGCGGTTTCTGGGGCTAAATGGTCAATTTAGCTTAACCCCTGATGTGCTCCAGAATTTACAGAGCACAGCAAGCGGAAAGTTTGTCACGGTAGATTCGGCGCTTCAATTGAGCGCCGTTTTTGCATGTGTAAGACTTGTATCGGAAACCGTCTCAACTTTGCCCTTAAAGCTTTATAAGGCAAATCCTGATGGCAGCAGTACATTAGCAAAAGAACATCCGCTGTATAACGTGTTATGTAGTTCACCAAACTATGAAATGACACAAAGCCGGTTCCTACTTTTTATCGTAGCAAGCATTGTTTTATGGGGTAATTCCTATACTGAAATTATCCGAAGTGCAAATGGTAGAAGGATTGTTTCATTAGATCCATTATTGCCTCAAAACATGCAGGTTATAAGAAATAAAGTAAGTGGCGCTTTAGAGTATTTTTATACCGTTGATGGTGTTCGCCGTCAGATAAATGAAAAAGACATTATGCACATTAGAAGCTTCGGCATTGATGGTGTAATGGGGATTTTTACCATTTCCAAAGGTCGCGAGACATTTGGGACGGCAATGTCAGCCGAGCAGACAGCGGCCAAGTTTTTTGAAAATGGGCTACAAACTTCTGGCTTTTTGAGCACCGATAAAACCAATACTCCGGAACAAAGACAGCAACTCAAGAAAAACATTGAAAGCTTTATGGGTTCTAAAAATGCCGGAAAGGTCATGGTTCTTGAAAATGGCTATTCATATAACGGCATTACTATGAATCCAGAAGCGGCTCAGATGCTAGAAACTCGCAGTTTTGAGATTGAGGAGATTTGTCGCTGGTTCCGTGTTCCACCTTTCATGATTGGTCATCTCGACAAGCAAAGCTCTTGGGCGGCTTCTGCTGAGGCTCAAGATTTACAGTTCTTAAAATATTCATTACGTCCGCTGCTGGTGAATATTGAGCAAGAAATTTCTCGTTGCTTAATTGGTCGCCTAGAGAGTGAGGTTTACTTCGTTAGCTTCAATATTGAAGGTTTATTGAGAGCAGATAGTAAAACACGTTCTGAGTATTACGCCTCAGCCGCAGATCATGGCTGGATGAATCGAAATGAAATTCGTGCAAAAGAGAATTTACCACCAATTCCGGGTGGGGATATCTACACAATCCAATCTGCATTAATACCACTTGACCAAGTGGGAACAAATTATAAAAAGGGGATGACTGATGGGTAAACGAAGTTTATTACCTAGAGCCGACTTTAAATCAGAAAAGCACGGGTTTTCATTGCCCCTTGCGCTGGATCGCTGGAATCCAGCAATAAAAGCCGCAGACGAAAGTGACAATACAATTAGCATCATGGATCCCATTGGTTATGACTGGTGGACTGAAACAGGTGTTACTGCAAAACGAATTAGTGCGGCTCTCCGGTCCTTGAATGGTGCTGATGTTGTTGTGAATATCAACTCCCCCGGCGGTGATGTTTTTGAGGGTTTAACAATTTATAACCTGCTTCGCGAATATGAAGGACATGTCACGGTTCGAGTTCTTGGGCTTGCTGCTTCTGCTGCCTCGTTTATTGCTATGGCCGCAGATGAGATCCAGATCGCACGAGCGGGCTTTTTCATGATTCACAATGCATGGACAGGAGTTTGGGGCAATCGCAACGATATGCGAGAAACAGCCGACTTTCTTGAGCAAATTGACGAGACTATTGCGGACATTTACAGCATTCGCACAGGTTTATCTATTGATGAGTTGAAGGGTCAAATGGATAAGGAATCGTGGATTAATGGCAAGAATTCTGTAGAGCAAGGATTTGCAGATAGCTACCTTGACTCTGATGTTGTTGAAGAAAGCACTACAAACTCTACAAAAGACCGCATTGCGGCTCACAAGATCGACTTAATTATGGCTAAGGCTGGAATAAGTCGAAGTGAACGCCGTGACTTAATGAAAGATTTTAAGGGCACGCCAAGCGCTGCCAAAGAACAGACTACGCCAAGCGCTAGTCTTGATTTGTCTGGCTTAATAGAAGACATGCGTACCGCTGCTCAAAAATTCTAAGCCAATATTTTTTTTAAATCATAACCACCCTTTGAGGTGGTTTTTTTGTGAGTAAAATTTATGTCTGAACGTACAAATGACCAAGCAGCAGAACAACTTAAGCAAGTTAATGCGACTCTTAAAGAGCTAACAGAAAAAGTTCAGCCAATGGCTGAAAAGGCTTTGAATGAAGCTAAAAAAGCTGGGGATTTATCAAACGAAACAAAGCAGGCGGTTGACCAAGCATTAACAGATTTAAACTTGCTTCGCCAAACACAAAATGAATTGCAAACGCAATTAGGTGAAGCGGAGCAAATGTTTGCACGCATCGGCAAAGGTGGTAACAACAATAATAATGGCGTGTCAGATCGTGCTGGTGATCTTGTTATTAAAGATGAGTCTTTAATCAATTTCACAAAAGACGTTCGTGCTGGAAATCGCTTAAACGTGAATGTGCCACGTAATGCATTGACCTCTTTTGCTGTAAATCCGGTTGATGGTACCACCCCGATTATTGCCAAGCCAAACCAGCGCTTAACAATTCGCGACTTACTTGCACCGGGTCGCACTGGTTCAAATGCAATTGCATATTTGCGTGAAACTGGCTTTACAAATAATGCTGCTCTGGTTCCAGAAAATACAGCAAAACCTTACTCTGAAATCACTTTCGAAGAAGTGATGGAAAGTGTAAAAACCATTGCTCATATGTTGAAAGCATCTAAGCAAATCTTAGATGACTTGCCACAGCTTCAAAGTTTCATCAATAACCGCATGTTAAACGGATTGAAGCGTGCAGAAGATACACAGCTTTTGTTCGGCTCAGGCGTTGGAAACAACCTAAACGGGATCTACACCCAAGCAACCCCTTATAGTGCACCAATCACTATTGCGAACCCGACTAAGGTGGACATCATTCGTTTAGCAATGCTTCAAGCGGCATTAGCTGATTACTATGCTACTGGTACAGTTTTACACTCAAAAGACTGGACCGAAATTCAGTTGCTAAAAGACACCACAGGCGCTTACTTGTTTACAAGCCCATTTGGGACCATGACTCCTTCACTGTGGGGCCTGCCAGTTGCAGAAACGAACCAAGCTGGTTTGGATGGCAAATTCTTAACAGGTGCTTTTGCAGAAGGCGCTCAAATCTTTGATCGTGAAGATGCCAATGTGGTGATTTCTACAGAAAACCAAGACGACTTTGAAAAGAACATGATTTCAGTTCGTTGTGAAGAGCGTCTTGCACTTGCTGTGTATCGTCCAGAAGCATTCGTTAAAGGCACATTCCCAGTACCTGCACCTTAATTTAAGTAAGAGAGGGTTCCCCCTCTCTTTTTTGGAGCAATAAACACATGAAAGTTAAATTTCTTGATGTAATCCAGATGGGTACTCATCTTTATAAATCTGGTGAGGTTGGTGAGTTCTCAAGCCAAACAGCCGAAGAGCTTATTAAAAAAGGTTTGGCTGTTTTAGATGATGGCACTGAAACTGCCGGAACCACACCAGATCAAAAGCCAAAAACTGGTAAGGGTGGCAAAGGTAGTAAAGGTAAAAATGCAGTGCCACCAAAAAATGAAAACGGTGCTGATGGTGAAGAAAACAAAGGTTCAGGTGTTGAGGCCAATGATTCAACTAATGAAACCAATGGTTCAGAAGATGAAAATAAATCTGATAAAAACACCCAAACACCAACCGAAGACACAAAACCAGAATAATTAGGGCAATGTCATGTCAGTGATTTCAATAAATAAAGCTATGGCGCACTTGCGTGTCGATGAGGACATTGACAATGACATTGCAAGTAAACTTGAGTCTGCTGAGCGCATAGCTAAAGAGTATTTAAATAGGAATTTTTATTTAGATAAGGCCGCGCTTGATTTAGCTAAAGAAGAAATACCTTTGATACTTTCTGAGGCAAAAGTTCAGTACGACCATGATGTGGATTTTGCTAGAACACTTGAAGGCGATTTGATTGATAAGTTCATTCACACAGCTTCACTGAATTACGATACAGCAATTCGGAAGGCCAAAATGATTAGTCTGGGAATTGTGGTAAATGAAGCAATTGAAATAGGAGTTTTGTTGATTCTAGGTAATCTTTATGAGAACCGCGAAGACCTAACAACAGCAAACGTTTACGAATTGCCTAAAGGTGCAGAGTGGCATTTACACCCGTTTAGAACAGATCTGGGAGTGTGTTAAATGCAGTCTGGAAAACTAAAGCACCGCATCACCATTCAAAAGCCCATACAAACCCAAGACCAAAACACTGGAAAATTAATCACCTCATGGTCTAATTTTTCCACCATTTGGGCAGAAGTTACTGATCTATCAACACGTGATGTTATTGCAGCCAAAGCAGCAAACAGCGCAATACAAGCCCGTGCAAAAGTGCGTTTTAGCAGCACTACAAAGCAGATTGATAGCACTATGCGGGTACTTTTTGATGGGTACTTTTACAAGATTGATGGCAACCCAATGCGAGATCCAGACTCGCGCCGTGAATACCTAACTATAAATTTATCCACTGGAGATAAAGCATGGAATGGGTGATTTATGGAAAACGAAATTCAAGGATTAGAGCCTGCATTAAGACGAATGCGGGCAATTGGTAATGACAAGACTGTAAAACGTATTGCCCGTAAAGCGATGCGGCAGGCAATGAATATTGCAAGAGATGCAGCTCGTCAAAAAGTTAAACGCCTAGATGATCCAACCACTCCAGAAAAAATCTGGAAAGAAATTGTGGTTCAAAATGGTCGGAGTAGAAATAAAAACACTTTGGTTATGCGTGTGGGAGTGCGTGGTGGGGCACGTATTCCATATACAAATAATGCCCAAAATAGACGTTCTGGGCGTGTTGGAAAAACGTATCAAACAGATGGGCGAGTCTTTTACTGGCGATTTCTTGAATTAGGTACAAGTAGACAGCCCGCCACCCCATTTTTAAGACCAGCGCTTTACGAAAACATTGAGCAGATAACAGATAAGTTTGTTCAAGTATTTAATTTTGAACTCAGTGTGGTTTTAGGTGCAGCTTAATGATTAAAGTCCCAATTTTTAAATTAGCAAGAGCAGATCCAGTAGTAAGAGCATTACTCGAAAGTAATAATATCTTGAGAGTTTGGCGTTTTGGATCTGCTCCAGAACAGCCTGAAACACCATATGTTACTTGGCAAATTATTGCAGGTGACCCTAATAGCAACCTTGATTCACGCCCCGTCTCTGATAATGCAATCATCCAAATCGATGTTTATGCAACAGATGAAGATGTTGTGGAGCAAGTTGCAACTGCAATGAGAGATGCAATTGAGCTTGACTGTTATGTAGTTCGTTATGGCGAAGCAGATAAAGACCCAGTAACAGAAATGCCTCACTATTCTTTTGACGTTAGTTGGATTGTAAACCGCTAATAAAACTTAAAACTATTTTTTCACTTAGCACCCAATCGGGTGCTTTTTTATGCCAAAAATTAAGGAGCGCTCTTAATGGCTAAACATGTTAAAGCTCAAAAAACGCAGTTATTTACTGTAATTGCGGGAACCGTTGTGCGTTTTATTTGCCCTAAGCGTATTTCGTTTGGTCAAGACTCATTTGGAAAGATTGATGTAACCTGTCTAGATGCTGATGTCAAAGAATATGAACGCGGGATGCGCGATCCGGGTGAAGGTGCAATTGGTATTGATTTGGATGATGAAAACACAAGTCATGACAAATTATTGGAAATTGCCGCATCTGGTGAAAAGCTACAGTGGTATGTAGGTTCAAGCCACTCAACAACGCCTCCAACATATGATGCAACTACAGGTATTGATCTGCCAGAAACTCGTTCTTGGTGGTCATTTGAAGGCTATCTAAATGATGCAGCCCCTAATGACATCGAAGTTGATACAGTGATCGGTTATGAGTTCACTTTAGTGCGAACTTCGGGTGTAACTTATACTAAACGTACGGTGACTCCATAAAATGGCTAAGATCAGTATTGCAGACTTAAAGCAGAGTATAACTACTCTGAATGTTCCAGTTAAAAAAACGGTTAAATGGGATGTTGAAGTAACAGAAAGTAATGTTGCTTCACTTAAAAAATTGACCAAAAACTCATTGTTAGAACTTGGTGAAACGGTTGAACTTGAAGCTGATGTTTTTGTTAAAAAAATGAGCTTCAAGGAGAGCCGAGAGGTTTCTAAAGCAGTCGAGTGGGAGTTTAACTATAAGAATCCAGAGGATTCAAAAGTTAAAAGGGTTGACTCAACCCTAATGCAATCGGCTCAGTTGCTTGGTTCAATTTGCTCTGATCAAAAGGGAACACCTTTCTTCTCAAGTGTGAACGACGTCTATAAAGCCGAGCCAAGTTTGATCAATGCGCTATATGCTGCTGCCGATGAAGTTAATAACTTTATGGGAAAGTCACGGAAGAAGACCTTGCAGATAGAGAACTCTTTGCTGAGCTTGTCCTCAACGGAATCGGTGGAGGCTCCTTAGAGGAGGCCGAAGAGAATCTTAGTCATGCAGAGGTGATGTTTTGGAGAGCCTATCGTCAAAAATACGGCTCTCTTAACTTAGGTCGCCGGCTAGAGCAAAGTTTTGGTAGTTGGATGGCTCACTACACAGGATTTAAGGTTAAAGAAGGTACAAAAGTAGATCCTTATATATTTATGCCACATGAAACACCTCCTGATGATGACGAAGAATTGTCATTAGAGGAGTATTTTGAGAAGTATCATAGTAACTAACCCTATCATAAGGTGGGGCATGTGACATTTACACACCGTTTTGTTAAATTGAAAAAAAGTGAAAAACGGTGTGCACATGAATAAGTTTTTAATTATTGCTATTTTGAGTTGCTTAATGCTCGGATGTGGGAAAACAGAAAAAGAAAAACTTGATGAAGAAAGGAAAAATCTTGATTTGCAAGTACAGAAATTGGTTAAAGATAAATTAAAAGATGGTGAAACAGCTAAGTTTCGTAATCAATGGGAGTTGTGCGGTGAAGTTAATGCTAAAAATAGTTTTGGCGCTTACACCGGCTTTCAACGTTATATAGTTACCAAAGAAAAAATATATTTTGAAAATGAGTATAACTCTGACCCAACCTCTATAGCTGCATTCAATCAAGTTTGGAGTGTTGACTGCAAGCAGTAATTAAATATTAATTTAAAAAACCCCGCTAATTCGCGGGGTTTTTTATTGCCCGGAGAAAGGTAATGGCCACAACATCACTTGGCAGATTAACACTTGATTTAATGGTGCAAACAGCCAGCTTTACTGAGCCTTTATCACAGGCTGAACGCAAAGCGAAGTCAGCAAGTAAAGGGATTGCAGATTCATTTGATGTTGCAGCTATTGCGATAAGTGCATTGGGTGGTGCTATTGCTGGGTTATCAATTGCAGAGCTTGTGAACTATAGCGACAGAGTCATTCAGGCAGGTAATGACATACAAAAGTTTTCGAAACTTGCAAACAGTTCTGTGCGTGATTTCCAATACTATGCAAAAGGAGCTGAGACTGCTGGAATATCAATGGAGTCCTTTGCGGACAAAATGAAAGATATGCAAGATCGTATAGGAGACTTTCAGCAAACTGGCGGAGGTCCTCTTGCAGATTTCTTTGAAAATATTGCACCAAAGGTTGGAGTAACAATTCAGCAGTTTCAGAAACTTTCTGGTCCTGATGCGCTTCAATTATTTTACAACTCATTGGAAAAAGCTGGAGCTTCAACGAACGACATGAAGTTCTATATGGAAGCAATCATTTCAGATTCTTCATTGCTTATTCCATTGTTAGAAAATGGTGGAGAAGGTTTTAAAAAATGGGGCGATGCTGCTGAGCGTGCTGGCGCAATTATGTCTGAAGACTTAGTTAAAAGCCTAGCTCAAGCAAGAGAAAACCTTCAATTGATGGATTTGCAATGGCAAGGAGTTGAGGCAAGACTTGTAAATAGTGTTGTTCCTGCTATCGAAACAGTGATAGAGAATTGGGACGACATTAAGGCGGTTACGATTGCAGTAGCTGCTGGTATTGCTAGTCGATTTGTCCCGGCTTTGGTTATGGCGACCTATCAATTAGGACAAACAGCATTGTTTGCAGTGCGTGCCGGTGTTGGTTTAGCAAACTTCGCTAGAACAGCCGGCGCAACAACAAGTGTAATGGCATTACTAGGCGGTCCTGCTGGGATTGGCATGCTTCTTACGCAATTGGCTGTAGCTGGTGGCGCCTATTATTTGATGTCTAAACAGACGCAAGATGCAACTGATGCACTTGAAGATCAAGGCCTTATTGTTGATGAGCTAAGGGAAAAATATAAAAAATTAACAGCATCGCAACTAGCTCTTAAAAGTATCGAAGCTGGAGAGGAAATTGATAAACAAACTAAACAATTAAAAAGTTTGTTTATCGCTTTGGAACAATTTGAGAACGACTTAAGAGTTCAAGGTGATACTAAACAACTAACTGGTATTCAAAACTATCTTAAGAGTTTGAAAGAAGGCGGAGATAAAGCGAAAACAGCTTTCTCTGAGCTCCAAAAACAAGGATTGGTTAGCGAAACTACTCTTAAATTTATTGCTGAATTAGATACAAAAATCAATGAGGCAAATAATTCTATAGATCGTCAAAAAGAGATCCAAAATTTAGTTAAAAACGCAACTAATGACACAACTAAGGCGCAACAAGATCAAGCAAAGGCAGTTAATGACTCTGCAAAAGCATGGATGTCTTTAACCCAAAAACAACGTGACTACATTACCCAAGCCAAACAAGATGTGCTTAGAGAAGGATATATCAAGACCCTTGTAAGAGAAGGTATAGGAGTTGATAAGGCGAATGCATATGCTGATGCACAGATCGCAGCAAATGGAGAAAATGCTTTTAAAGCACCATTGCCAAAGGATGTGCTACTTGCTGCCCGCGAAAACTTCAATCTAAAAAATTATACTTTTAGTAAAGACGAGTTGGCGGCAATTGCTCGTGCGCAAGGCATTGCAAAGACAAATAATTTTGCTCAAATCGAAAGTTTATATGGTTTGCCTGCTGGAACACTTGCCGCATTGATTCTTCAAGAATCTGGAGCTGATGCCGGAGCAAGAAGTCCTACCGGGGCAATTGGTCTTTTCCAAACAACGAGTGTGTTTAGAAAGCAATATGGACTTAATGCCAAAAGTTCTACTGAAGAAATTGCAACAGCAGCAGCTAAAGACTTATCTAAACATTTGGCTGATTTTGGAGCCATGGATAAAGCACTCATGGCCTACAATGCGGGTGCAGGTGGCTTAAGAACTTATTTGAGAGGTGGTCTATCAGATAGCAAGCGTAAAGAGGTTGCTGGTTACGCACCGGGTTTCCAGAAGTGGTTCGCCGGAGTATCTGGAAAATCTACTGTAGACAATTCAATTTTAATGCCTACACAGGCAGATCAACTTGAATTAATTAATAAGGCTGCTGAATCTCAAAAAGCCATTGATGATGCTAAAAAAGATGTCGATGCTCGGTATTACACCGAAGCTCAACGACTGGCTAAGGAGCATCAAGATAATGTAGATAAGATCACATTTGCTTATGGTGGAACTCCGCAGCTAAAAGAAAAACTTGCTCAAGAGGATGCTTTATATGCCGCTCAAATTGCGAAATTAAAAGCTGAAAAAGAACAGGAGTATAACCAATACTTCTCTTTTGAAACTGATCGTATAAAGCAAATTGAACGTGATTACGATATTCAAAAGCAACTTGTTAATGCAAATGTTGAGTATGACACAACAAAAAAAGCAGAAATTACTGCAGCTTTGGAGCGTCAAAAACAACAGGAAATAGCTTGGGAAAAGCTTGCTCAAGAACAACGCTTAAGTGATGCGAGTGCATTTTTAAGAACTGAACTGGAAAATATGCAAATACGCTTTTCATTCGAGCGTTCGCAGATTTTAATTAATTCACAAATCTCTAAGGACGAACAGCAAAAGCGAATTGCGTTACTACAAGCTCAAGAGAAATTAGGAAAGTTAGATAAAGCAACCCAAGCGAGCATGGCGTGGGATAGCACTAACGCAAGCCTAAATGGCTCAAGTGATCTTTATCAACTGGATCAAGAAAGACTTGGGCAAACTTCACAATCTATGGCCCTTGCAGAAGCACAAGCAGCTCTTTCGGAGTCAGCCGCAGAACAAGAGGCAATTTGGCAAGCACATAAAGATCGTATGTTTATGATCGATCAAAATTATGAGCTTAAAAAGTCGGCACTTGGAGCAAGGGTTGCTTCTGAAACTTTGGGGGGGATGGCTGATTTAATGGGTGGTTTAATGGGTGAACAATCGGCAGCCTATAAAACCATGTTTGCCATGTCTAAAGCATTTGCAGTTGCTCAAGCAATTATGAATGCACCACAGACCTACTCAAACGTTTATACATCTGCTTCATTAATACCAATGATCGGGCCATACATTGCACCTGTTTTGGCTGGTGCTGCTGTAGCAATACAAGTTGCACAAGCAGCTCAGATCAAATCTGTAAACCTTACAGGTATGGCGCACAATGGTATTGATAGTGTGCCCAAAGAGGGGACTTGGTTGCTTGATGGTGGTGAACGTGTATTGAACCCTAACCAGAACAAAGATCTTACTAACTATTTGAACAATCAAAAAGATAGTGGGCCTCAAGTTGTGGTTTACAACAACAGTAAAGCAAATGTTGAAACGAATGTTGGTGATGACGGGAAGGTGTATGTGACTATTGATGATGTATACAACCCAAACAGTAAGTACAGCCAAGCAATGCAGGAAAGTTTCAATATCTCAAGAAACAGGGGGTAAAAATTGGATAAGTTCATGCTCTGCCCGTTGTTAAAGGGGTATGACTTTACACCGGGCAACAATTTGCGAGAGCAAGAAACAGAAGGGGGACCTCCAAGACAGGTCCCTTTTTTTGTAGGAGCTTGGCACACGGTAAACGTTTCTATCTCTCTAAATAATGAGGATGAAAAGGAGTACTTCTGGGCTTTTTGGCGTGACAAGCAGTACAAACCTAGTAATTGGCTTTGGAGGCTAGCATTAGACAATGCAAGGCTAGAGGAATGCGAGTGCAGGTTTGTTGCAGATTCGCGCCCAAAAGAAGTAGAGCGAGATGGAAAAATCCTTCAACTCAGTTTTCAGCTAAGAATCAAGCCTATTCACCGTGATCATGAAAATGACAGGGACATTATTGAGGCTTGGCAAAATGGAGGCCCGGCAGTTATAGGCACAATTGAAAAAGTACCAAATGAATGGTTCTCGAACGCTACAGGAGTTTAGTGATGATTATTACTGATGAAATGTTAGCAGTTTTAGACCAGTCATCTGGGCCAGTCGGCTTGCTTGAATGTATCGAAGTATCACACCCTAATTGGCCGCGTGTACTTCGATATATCGTGAATAGTAGTGATCCGATGGATCTAACACACGAGGATGGGCAGACTTTTACCTATTCTTTTGCTCCTCTCAATATTACACGAAGTAATGAAGAGGAGAATTTGGATCAGAAAATTACGGCAGCTATCGGTGATGTAGGATCTGAAATCCCCGACTTGGTTGATCTTGTTTTAAAAGACTCGGTGCGAATACCACCTATATTGAATTATAGAGCATATGTTATCGGCAAATATGACCTGCCGTGTACATATGCTAAAGGGCTTGAAGTTATTGTAATTACAAGGGATTGGAAAGGCACTAGCTTTGAGGCGCAAGCTCCCGGTTTGAATGATTCAGGAAATGGGGAAATTTATTCGGCAAGTACAGATCCTAGTTTAGAGGGATTTTACTCATGAATATTCGTCAGCTTTTTTATTGTGTCTATGATCCAGAAAAGTTCCATTGTGTGCATTTCGTCATCTTGGCTGCAAAGGTCATCTTTGGGAAAAATTACACGCCGTGCTTCTTGGGCTTAACTGGACCATTACAGGAATCAATAAAAACATCACGTAATACAGTTCACAGAAACAAGCACATCAAAAAGCCCAAAGACGGCTGCATTGTCTTAATGACTTACCTAGATCAAAGCTCGCATGTCGGGCTTTTTTTTCAAGGTCGAATTTTCCATTTGATCGAACGCGGGCCACAGAGAATCACTGTAGAGCAGGCGAATAGTATTTTTAGTCGGATTCGATATTATGAGCCAAATTTATCTTTACCAGAACTCTCTCAACAAGAACGAAGTTGATGTAATCGATACAGATAACATTCTTTTTGAATTTCTTAAAGTAAGAAAACAATTTCCTCAAGCAAAAATTTATCTCGGTAATCCTTGCCCGGAAAATGACATAACACCATCAGTAAAAGATAAGGCATCAATTGCGCGCTTAACTGAAATTGCAGATGACTGCAGTATTGTTTGTCATCCTGGTGAATTAAGCTCATTTGTGACATGGGTTGCAACAAAGATTCTTGGTTCTGCCGTTTCTGCTTTAGTTAAGGTTCCTAAGCCAAACATGAGTAATAACGGCTCCATGTCTGGTTCAAGTAACAATAACTTATCAGATCCAGAGAACCGCCAGCGTTTAAAACAACGTATACCTTTCATTTTGGGCCGTGTTAAGGCTATTCCAGATCTTTTTGCTCCAGTCATCAAATACTTTAAAGATGGGGTCGAAGTTGAAGAATCTTTGATGTGTATTTGTGAAAACCCTGTTCAAGTTTCTAACTTCAAGTCGGGCGATACGCCAATACAAGAGATACCCGGCACAAGCCTCTCAGCTTATGGACACAATCAATCTTTAATTGGGAATGAAGCTATATTTAAGTGGGGTGATACATTTGACCAGCCGCCAGTTATTGCCCGTCAAAATGCTTCTATTAACGGACAAACTCTTTTGCCGCCAAATAGTACCCGTATTGAAGCCGGTGACATTTATTTCCAATATCCAAATTTGATCAAAGCGAATGATCAAAGCACTGCTGATAAATTTAATGCGTTTGATATTAACGACTCGTTAATTATTAGTGGGGCAAATTTTGGTATTAACGACTTGGCTATTACTGGGCAAGTTGATGTAGACAATACCAATAATACATTTTCGATTGCTTCAAACCAGACCGTTGTAGACTTTCAAGATTACCGAAAAATCAATGTAACTTCTTTGCTTGTAACTGATCCTGTGAATGGGCAACTAGATCTTGCAGGGTTGTATGATATTGACACAATTACCTATGTGTCTGGTGTTTATACGATTCATTTAAAGAATCCAGTTTCAACAAACTCCAATTTTGCAAATCTTACCGAAGTTTTAACGGCTAATTTATCTGCAAACCTTACAGCTAATTCAGCAAATATTTTCCTTGATGGAAATTATGTTGTAACTGGTGTGGATATAGCCAACAAGCAAATTTCTTTAGCTACCCCGAGTGCTGTGAATGATGACTGGAACAAGCTTGCAGATTTAGCAGACCAAAAAACAAGTGTTGGCACAATTAAGCTAAGAGGTAGTCAAGAAAATTATATCGGGTGGTTTACGATTGAGTCAGCAAAAGCTACAGGTCTGCTGCTTAATTTCCAAGCGCTTAATGGTATCTATCAAGGCTCCGATGCAAAGTTTGTAGATATTTATGTTGAATATCAGCAAGTAGTAAATGGTGCGCCTACCGGTACAGTTTACAATCAAACTATTCGCTTAAATGGTAAAGCTAACAATCGCGACAGTGTCGGCGGTTCAATGTGGATTGCGCTGCCATTTACTGGTGCCGTGCGTTTTCGCGCACGCCGTACAAACGACAATGGTGATGCTGTAGATCTGTCAGACGAAACTAAGTTTTATACAGCATACGCATATCATTACCTATCCAAGCTTGTATATGACAACCGGGTTTTAATTCGTCAACGTACACAAGCAACACGTGCAGCAACGGCCATTGATAGCCGAATGACAAACTGTATAGCAGAAAGTTTGGTTTACTCATACCGTGATGGAGTTAAGTCGAATACTCGCATCCCTTCAAGATTTATTCCTGATCTAGTAATTGAGTTAGCTTTGCATAAGTTGATTGGCCGAAGAACATTAAATGAAGTAAATGTCGAAAAACTGTATTCAGTTTTTGATGAGGTTGTCGATTATTTCGGCTCAGAAAAGATGGCTGAGTTTAATTACACAATTGATGACACTAATCAATCATTTGAAGAGATTCTAAGAATGTTGGCGGGCGTCTCTTGCTGTAATGATCGCCGTCTAAATCGTCAGATTTACTTTGAGCTTGAGCGGGCGGGTCGAGAGCCTTATTTATTATTCAATCATCGAAATAAAAAGGCCCGTACAGAAGTTAGGACAATCCGAACAAAACCAGAAAACAATTATGACGGTGTGGAAATGACATACGTTGATAGTGAAGCTGGATGGATTGAAAAAACTTTGAAAATTCCTAATGACCAAATCACTAACCCGAAAAAAATTGAAGGCTATGGAATTGTTTATAAGCAGCAAGCGCATATTGTTGCGTGGCGTGCTTGGAACAAGATTCAATTTCAAGCAATTAATTGTCGTTTTTCGTGTTTTGCAGAAGGTGAGTTGGTTGGTAGTGGCGATCCAGTAGCAGTGGTTGATGATACTCGACTTGCACCAACTTTCTTTGGTGATCCTTCACAAGCGATTTTATCGGGAGAGGTGCTTGCTTGGAATGGCTTAAACATTACAGGCTCGCAGCCTTGCAAGCTATCTACCGAGCATTCATTTGTAATCCATCTACAACTCAAGAGCGGTTACATAGATATTATTCCGGTGACGCAAGGTCAAACTGATTTTGATTTTGTTCTTTCTCGTCCACCAGTTGAAGCGCTGGTAACAGAGGGTGAAGTAAAAACCGTTTATTCACTCTCTACCGATGATCGACAAGATGATGATCTTTTCCTTATAACGACCAAGAGAAGGGCGGGTGTATTTGAAAATGAATTAACGCTTGTAAATCTAGATGAACGTTACTATCAAAATGATAGTGACATAAAAAATAATTTAATTTAAATACCAGTCCCTTAGATCCCCGCATTTGCGGGGATTTTTTTTGGAGAAAATTTATGGCATTAACACCAGAAACTTTTCGAAACTTAGAAAGAGATATAGACGATACAGGTAAAGCAGTCAATATTGACGACATCATTAATCCCCGGTATGGCCAACCTTTCAAATCTCTACCAATGCTATCTCGTCTATTTGAAGCAATGATAGCAAGTGGATATGTTGCGATTGAAGAGCTTCAAACTGCGATTGATATTGCCCTCGAGGCGGCAGTCGGAGCTGCTGGTTGGACGGATCAGCTAATTGTTTCTAAAAATGGAAGAACTCAGCGTGAAATTAATGAACAATATTTGCATCTAACTGACTTTAAACATTTGGCTGTAGTCGGCTTGGCAGAGGGCTATGATTGGTCTGATGCAATTATTGCAGCTGAAGCTGAGGCATATAGCAGAAACATGGGGTTAAATATCCCAAGCGGTATTTACGGTTATTCAAAAAATATAACATTTCGTGTTCATGTCTTTGGTCAAGGCCAACACAATACACAACTCAAAAAACTCGCACCTGCAACAATCACTCTTCTGAGTGGATCATTGCGTGATATTACGATTGGGGTAAAAACACCAGAGGAGCTTCTACCCGGTGATACAAGTGATGGTTTAGTGGCTGATGGTTTAGATCGAAAATATATTGAAAATGTTCTTGTTAATTACCACGGAGGTCGCGGCTTTGTTTATAAAAGAGGTAACTTGTCACGCTTCTTTCTGCGAAGTCGTGGAAATCTTAAACAAGGAATTTTCTTTGCTAAAGAGCCACTTACTGGTGACAATAAGTGTGTTGAGTTTTGGTTTGAATCCACTGGTAACTGGGAAAATGGTTTTGAAATTGAAGATTCAACGAATCAAAGGGATGTAAGTGGACAACACCGTGGATATTTAATAGCACAAAATAACGGTAGGTCAAATAAGCCCGATGCGAACTATGATGCAGTTTTCACAGGAATTGGAAATGATATCACTGCTTATACGGAATATGGCTACGGAACATGGCATAAATCCGGTTTAAAAGCATCTCGTATTTTTTATCAAAATATGAGTCACCCTCAGTTTAGAAATGATTCAAATAAATCAAATATTGTTTCGTTTGCAGACAGCGCACTTGGAAGCCGAACTACTCTTTATGAAATTTTCAACACGTTGGAAATTCAAAATGCAAAAATGATCGGTCAATTATTTCTAACTCAAGTAGGGGATAGAAAATTTTCTTTAGATTGCACAGGTTCAACAGCCGAACAAGAGTTGATTATTGGTGATAAGTTGATCTTAAAAAAGGGCACAATGGAGTATCTTCGCGCTTACAACTTAGGAGCAACTTTGAATTTCGGTTCCGTTCCCGCAAATTCTAGTGTTGAGCGGCAAATTCCAATCGGGGTTTCATTGGCAAACTCAAGAGTCAATGTTAGTGCAACACCATCTAGTCCTTTACCCGATGGGCTTTTGTATAATTATTTTGTAAAACCAGACGACTTGTCAAACATAACGGTCAGGGTTAGAAATGTAACAAGTTCAGCAATCAATTCAGGAGGCGATATCGCTTGGCAAGCTTTGGTGCATCTAAGATAAAATAAGAGAGAATACTCTCTTATTTTTTTGGCAATGTAATAATAAAAGTGGAAAAGCTAAATTTTGATATAAAGAAACAGAGAGAAAAACATAATGAGATTGTTAGGACTAAAATAAAAACAAATGAGGAAGTAGGGTATTGTTCAAAAAAATGGCTTGGTATGATCTTTTTCATTGCTAGTATTAGCAAAGGATGTGTTAAATAGATTCCCATTGAATAATATCCTATTTTTATTAATTTTTTAGAAGTAACTCTTGAAAATAAGTTATACATTATAGTAAACAGGACAGGTATATAAATTAAATTTTCTAATCGTGTGGATTCAAAAATTTTTCTGCTTATTAGAATTTCATATGATATTGAACCCAATAGAAACAATATAAAAAACAAAATAAGTATTTTGCTTATTTTTAAATTTTTATATTTAAAAAACAATATTCCAAAGAAAAAATAAAATATCCAATTTAACACAAATGCTCGATCAGAAATAAAATAAAAATCTGATTTATATAAATATATTAGGGAAAAAGTATTTATTAATAATGCTATTGAGGTTGTGATAGTAACATGTACTTTTTTTAGTAAGCAAATTAACGGAAATATTAAACAAAATTGTATTATCGTAGACATGAAGTATAAGTGATAAAAAATCTTTCCGGATAGAAAATTAATTAATGGGTCATTAGAGAAATTTAAGAAAAGGCTTTTAGAAAAAAAGTAAACAACAAATAAATACAGTGCACTCCATAAAATATATGGAATTAGTATCTTTTTAATTCTTGAGTTATAAAAATATTTTGTATTTAAGGTTTCGTAGAAGTATCTAGCAAACAAAAAACCCGTAATAACGCAAAATAGAGGAGTTCCAAACCTAGAAAATTGATTAATATATGCTAATAATGAATTCTGAAATTCATTAGATTCAGTTATATAAAATACAGCACTTACATGTGTTAATAAGACTAATATACAAGCAGTAGATCTAATTTGTATTATGCTTAAGTTCATGTTTTTTAAACTTTACCGTTTAGATTTATATTCTGCATCCTTTTTAACAAAAGGTCAAAGCTCTGAATGTTTCAGGGCTTTTTTATTGCCTAAATTCTGGAGAAATAAAATGTCTGAAACTCAGTCTGCATTCGGGGTCGGTGCGGCAACAATAACACAAAAAGTAACAGCAACTACTGGGGTGGGGTCGTTTATCGGATTTATAGCCAAAATCGATGTTATTGCATGGGGCGGTTTGGTAATTGCTGCACTTGGTTTGGCTGTACAGCTTTATTTTGCTTGGGCGCGTAATCGCCGTGAGAAGGTGGAGCATAAGCTGCGAAAGGCAGAGTACGAGCTACGTATCGAAAAGTTAAAAGGTGACTGTAATGTCAAACAAGACTAAATATTTCGCAGCATTCTTAGCAGCTTCGGCTGCTTTTTTTGTGGGCGTAAAAAACGATGAAGGGTTTACATCAAAGCCAGTAATTCCCGTTAAAGGTGATCGGCCAACACAGGGCCATGGTTCAACATTCAAGCCAGATGGCTCACCAGTAAAAATGACAGATCCACCAATTACACGTGCGACAGCAGACAAATGGTTGCGAAATGATGTGGGCAAGCGTGAAGTCGCGTTTAGAAATTCATTGAAGGGAGTGAAATTATCACAAACTGAATACGACCTATACCTCGATTTCACGTATCAATACGGGATTGGTGCATGGTCTAGCTCATCAATGCTGAAAAATCTAAAGGTAGGGAAGTATAAGGCAGCTTGTGACTCATTACTTAAGTATAAATTCGTTGCAAAGCGTGATTGCTCAATTCGTAAAAATGGTTGCTACGGGGTTTGGACTAGACAAGTAGAACGACATGCGAAATGTATAGGGGTTAATTCATGACATGGATTTTAAACAATAAGCGCTGGTCATTAATCATTGTTTTGTCAGTTCTTTACTTAATCCAGATTGGGTACACAAACCACTTAGCTGGAAAAATTAACCAAGCCGATCAAAAGTGTTTGTCGCAGATCCAGAAAATCGAAAAGAAAAACTTAGAGGCCCTTGCCGAAAAGCAAAATCAGATCAATAAAGTGAGCGCAGACTATGAAAAAGTCAAAGCAGAGCAAAACACCAAAGTCGAATATATTGAGCGTGAAGTGCAAAAGATCGTGGAGCGTCCTGTTTATAAGTCTAGCTGTATTGATGATGACGGGATGCAGCAACTCAATGAACTCATTAAAGCCGGCAATACCAGCTAATCTCATTCAGCCATGCTCTAATTTAAGTGAAATTGAGGGTACAACTGGAAAAGATTTAATGATCTGGTCAGTTGATACAGTTGCAAAATATAATGACTGTAAAGCAAGGCACGGTGCGATTGTGAAGGCTCTTGAGTAAGAGCCTTTATTAATGTGCAATTATTTGCTCAATAATCTGGATAATTGCACATTTTGAGCAAAATTATTCTCAACTGTATTCTCTCGAGGTTTTATCATGCAGCAATTAATGATTATGGTCACAGAAGTTGGAAAGCTTGAGCACACATGTAATTTGCTTGCTGAGGTAAACAAAGGAGGTAAAGTCATAAAGGTTTTCGATTACAGCGGCAATCAATTACCAATAAACATTGATGGAACCGTGACATTTAATAGACGCCGTTGGGAACTTCCCATTAAAGTAGATTTAAAATAA